CTTGAAAACATTTCCGGCCTCTAAGGGCTAGACCGTAATAATCCATCCGCCAATGAGCGGTTTTTTTATATCCAAAGGAAATTGCCATGTCGATTTTGACTCAAGGCACACAGATTTATGTGTTGGCCCCAACGGTGGCTGACCCGTCCGTTTTCGAGGTTCTGGAGATTGAGTGCGCCACTGCATTCACCCCAGGTGGCAACCCAGCTGACCAGATCGAGGACACTTGTTTGTCCGATACCGTGCGCAGCTATTTGCGAGGCTTGCGTACGCCTGGTCAAGCACCGCTGACGTTGAATGCTGATCCACGCAACGAGTCGCATATTCGCTTGCATCAACTGTCAGAAGATGACGATATCGAAAATTTGGCCTGGGCCGTGGGCTGGTCTGATGGTAAGAATATTGCCCCGACGCTGAATACAGCGGGTGATGATTTCGAGCTGCCAGCAACCCGAACGTGGTTTCTGTTTCGTGGCTATGTTTCCGATTTTCCCTTTGACTTTGCTGCAAATACCGTGGTGACGACTGCGGCCACGATTCAACGCTCGGGCGGCTCCGCCTGGATTCGCAAGGAACCTTAATCATGCAATTGTCGATCGATAGCTTAAAAGAAATGGGTGCATTCACCGGTGCGCCGGTGGAGCGTGAGGTGAAATGGAAGAAGGACGATACGGAGTATGCCGCCACTGTCTTTGTGCGCCCGCTGTCATACAGTACCGCCGTTTCAGACCTCAGGGCCATGAGTGGGGAAGGAGATGGTGTGGCAGGGCGTATTGCCGCGAGCATTTGCGATGCAGACGGCAAGCCTGTATTTACGGTGAAGGACATTACTGGCGAAGCTGATTCAGAGCGCGGAGCGTTGGACGGGAATTTAACTGTTGCGCTCCTGGCCGTGATTGGCGAGGTTAACGGCCTGGGAAAGTCGAAGAGCTAGATCTCGAAGATGAAATATGGTGCGAGCTTGTAATGAATGGCATTGGAGGCCGCACCATTGCTGAGGCTAAACAACGGCTTTGCTATAGAGAGTTTTTGACCTGGTGTCAGTATCGTAATAAGCGTGGCAGCTTAAACACGGGTACACGTGTTGAGTTCGGGGTTGCATTACTTGCTGCCCTTTATTCGAATAACAATAGCAAGCACGGTGGTAATACGGTGTATGACTTTACGCCGCATCATGATGCGCCGCGTGACGACGATCGTGGAATAACGCTGGAGCAGGCAATGAAGGAATGGGCTTAATGTAATATCTCTGCACTATTTGATGGAGAAGAGGTATGCATAAGCTTTGGAGAGGTCTGGGTTTGGCCATTGGATTCACAGTGGTGACGGGCTCCGTTTCTGCTCAAACTGACATTACACCAGCTAGTGAGGCAGATATTGCGGGTATTCGGGTAGCCATGGAGAAAGAGCTTAAAGATGCCAGCAGCGCCCGTTTCGCGGATGTGATTATGATTCCTGGAGAAGAGTCAACAAGCACCTTTTGCGGAAACGTAAACTCTAAAAATTCTTATGGTGCTTATGAGGGTTATACGCCTTTTATGGGAATGCGATTTTTTAGGGATGATGGAAAGCATATTTATTTTATTGTTGGCATTAGCTCTTCCAGTAGAAAAGTTTGTGAACTCGAAGTGAGGAAGTTCAAAGCCCGGCAATAAAGAGTTTTCATTGAATTTAAGTAGGTTTTAGACCCTGTCCTTTGACGGGGTTTTTTTATGGGTGATCGGAATGGCATCACGAAGTCTTGGCACGCTGACGCTTGATTTGATAGCGAAAATCGGCGGCTTTGAAGCTGGGATGACGAAAGCGGAGCGGGCGTCGTCTCGCGCCAGTAAAAAAATCGCTGATGATGCAGAGCGGGCAGCAGCAAAAACAAAGGCTGCGCTTAAAACGATTGGCGTGGCAGCAGCGGCGGCGTTTGGTGGTCTGTCTGTCGCGGGGGTGTTTTCTGCTGTCATTGATAACACCAAGCAGATGGAGCAGGAGCAGGCTCAGCTTGCCGCCGCGTTAAAGTCCACGGGCGAGGCTGCGGGGTTCACCCGTGACGAGATGAACGACATGGCTGTGGCGCTAGTTGATAAGAGCCTCTTTAGCACCGGCGATATCAACCAGGCACAAACGGCTTTGGTGGCATTCACTGGAGTGATTGGTGGAGAGTTTGTTCGTGCTCAGCAAGCCGCTGCTGATATGGCTGCTCGAACAGGCATGTCCATTCAGTCGGCAACAGAGACGATCGGCCGAGCCTTGGATGTTCCCTCGGCAGGCATGGCGGCACTGAGCAGGCAGGGCTTTAGATTTAGCGATGAGCAAAAAAAGCTCATGGTTCAGCTGGAGGCAACAGGAAAGACCGCTGAGGCCCAAGGCATTATTCTGGACGCGCTAGAAGAGTCATATGGCGGCGCAGCGCTGGCAGCGAGAGAGACCTTTGGGGGGGCAATAGAAGCAGTACGAAATACGATTGGTGGCTTGGCGACAGGACAAGAAGGTAGCCTTGAGAGCGCCAGATTGGCTGTTGAAGAGTTCAATAATTCACTCTCAAGCCCTGAAGCGGCCGCTGCGTTTGGGGCGCTGGTTTCGGGCATCACAAGCGGCGTATCCATTTTGGTTAAGGCTTTAACAGCCATTCCCTGGGGGCTAGTGGCAGATGGCGTAAAACTGGTTGCCGCCGTACTTGCGACGCGTCTTGTTGTGTCTGTAGGTAAAACAACAGCGAGTATGGCGTTAGGAACTGTAGAGGCCATTAAGTACCAGGCTGCATTGGCGCGAATGGCCGGGGCCTCGACAACCGCTGCAACTGGTCTTGGCACGTTGACTGTTGCTGCTCGGGCGGCCTCTGGCGCGATGGCATTGTTGGGTGGCCCTGTTGGGTTGGCAATCCTGGCTGCTTCTGCATTGGCGTACTTTGCGATTTCAGCAGGCGATTCAAATGAGGAAACGAGCAAGCTGAGCAGTTCGGTAGATGTCCTTAATCAATCGTTCGATGGATTTACAAAGAACCAAGCAGCTGCAGCATTGCTGAAAATCAATGAGGAGCTCGTCCAGGCAAAGCTCAAAGCCATTGACGCTGGCACTGCAGTCCAGCATTACACGGGACTTTTGAGGAACTATCCAGACGACAAGAGGGCGCGAGAATGGAACGAGTCCTTAATCATTGCCAAAGGGGCATTGGATACGGCTGAGCAGGCGGTGGCAAGCCTCGGCAAGAAAATTGAGCTGTTAAATGGAATTATTGCGTCCACGGATGTTTCTCGTGTAGGTGATGCGGCCTCCAAGACTTACGAGGACTTGGCAGCAAAAATCAATGAGCGAATTTTGCTACATGGTAAGGAGACTGAGTCTGCGCGTTTTGCGGCTCGTGTTGAGGCTGGTTTGGTCGAAGGATTGAAGGAGGGGGAGGCTGAGAAGCTGATAGCTCTCTATAAAACAGATGAAGCTCTCCAAGCCCAGAGCAAGGCCCAAAAGGAACGTGAAGCTGCTGCGAAAAGTGCTGCGAACGCCGCAGCATCGGCGGCTAAGGCTGCGATTGAGCGAGCCCAGGCAGAGGCCAAGGCGGTGCAGGATAGTGTCGATGCTTTAGTGCGGCAATCTGAGCAGCTTGGCTGGACGACTGAGGCTATTAAGCTGTATGACCTGGAGGCCAGGGGCGCATCTGGAACACAGTTGCAATTAGCCAGTGCTGCGCTTGAGGCCACTAAGGCATTCCAAGAGCAGGAAAGGGTAAATGCCGAGGCCAAAGGTGTTATCGAGGGCCTTCAAACTGAAGAAGAGCAGATCCGCGAGTCTTACGAAAGACGCAAGGAGCTCATTCTTAGCACCACACTTAAAACAGCCGAGGAGAAGGCGGAGCTGTTACGTCGGTTGGAAGAAGAAACCAACGAAGCGTTGTTGGGGGCTGGTGACGATTACTGGTCTCGGTATCTTGCTGCTGCCGAGAAAAGCCTATCTTCTTTTGACGAGCTTGCTGGATCGACGATCGACAACATGAGCACCCGGTTTGGCAGTGCCGTTGAAGCAATGGTTTTCGATTCTGAAAATCTGGGCGAAGCGATGC